TTTTATTTTTCTATATGTACTGAGGTCAGTAGTTGCTATGAACAGCGGGACAGCTACATAATTCCTTGTGTAGTCAGCACTTACGTTAGCAATATGAGTAGAACTTGTCATGGACACTGCTATGGACAGTGCCGGACGTGTTGTTTAATTGCATCATATTGTGCTGATTCTATGGATGTGCTCTTGTCCTAGACCACCTAGCCAGCCATGCTCGTATGTATGTCCACCCGCTGATAGAGCATAGCTACTGATGCAATGCCTTGTGTGGTATCGAATTACGAACGCAGCACCATTACTGCCATTGAAAACCCCCCCGTACTACCCTTTGTTATCGGACGTGCCAGGGTGAGAATCTCCTTACTTGGACGAGCGAGATATAATTAAATCCCCTACTTGGACAATATAGACAACTTAGAAGCGTGAAGATCCACCCATTCGTAGACAGGTTTCACGGCCATACCCGGAGTTTCCCATATTGGACCATTTTCCTACATAGGACAATCGACTATTATGTGTACAAACCTTGACACTTGTCTATAAGTGCATAGACTTAGGCACAGCTTGTGGACATTATATCACAATATATGAGCCACAAACTATCTTGTGTCACATACAATAGCCACTATGCAAAAAAATATAAAAAATAAATAATTTTTATTGCCAGATACTGCATAAAACCAGGGGGGTCGAAGGGTACTACTGAGGGCATACCTTTTTTACATGGCCAATGTGCGTTTACGGAGTCGAAATGATGGATATGGTAATGACAATGCCAGCAGTTACCGTGCTATGTGCCTTCATAATAGCGGCATTCGTGGCATTCACAGATTAGGGGAATAACATGTCAGCACCAATTGTACGAGACGAGTTTGAACCAGAAACACGTTTAAGCAAGGGGATAAAGAATGAATAACCAAGCAATGGCTAGTATGGCACGGGAACTCGAATCAGGGCTGGAGGAACATCTTAGCGGTAGATGGTGTGTCCCGGACAATGGCGAGCCTTGCACCTTTATCCTGATGCCGGAGGACAGGTTCCGGGACTACGTTGGCACAGGTCCGTCAGGTGATGTGCTGCTTCATGGCATCCCTGTAACTTATTGGGGTGGGGATGAGATTAAATACTGTACGGATTAGGGGATAACAGTTGCTGATAACCAAGACAATTAAGCAGGACGTCGATCAGACCGTTGCAAAACAGTGCGACAGGTGCAAGAAAGAGTATGCTATGTCTACAATGGACGACCTGCAAGCTGTATTTGAGTGCCAGGAGTTCCATCACATTCGCTTCACAGGTGGCTATGATTCAGTATTTGGCGATGAAGCAATAGTGGAGTGCGACTTGTGCCAGCATTGTCTTAAATCACTGATAGGTAAGTTTGTACGCGTCATGCACGTAAATTAAAGGGGATAATGATGAATGAGAAACGACAGACATGCCCAGGATGCGGGGTAACGCGGTTCGGCGACGCTCAATACTGCGTTTGTGGGCATAAGTGGCTGAGTTGGCCTGAGCAGTGGCTAAACAACCTTGAGTTTGGGGTTGACTACGTTGGCTTAGACCGAGTTCTTTGACAAGTTAATAAGGGGATAAACTATGATGCGAATTAAGATATGGATTTACCTCAAGCTGCGTGATATTGGCTTTTGGGCATTCATCAAGCCACACATAAAGTTGGGCAACTGGCTTTTCCACTCCTACAATGCTTGTGTCAAAAAAGGCTGGGACTTGATCAACTCACGCAGTTGTTTCAATTGCGGGGCTGACGGGAAACACGCAAGGTTGAAGTGTTGTGAGTGCGGACACCTGTCTTGCGTTAAATGTGGCGTTGGTGTGCCATGTCCTGGGTGCAGTAAAAAATCATAAGGGGACAAGACTATGGAAGATCCTAAGAAAGCGTTGCAAGAGATCATCGACGAGATATTCGATGGAGAGGCACCGCCAGTGGTGGAAGACGAAGCTACCATGGCACTTGCCTGTGGTATACAGTATGTTACGCAGATTGCATTTGACAGACGCGATATCATGGAGCATCAGGCTAACGGCACACTGGACACCTGGGTCAAGTTGAACACTAGCCAGGCACTGATGTCTCTGGCTGAACTGATAGACAAAAAGATAGCGGAGATCGAACTTGGGTGAGTGGATAACCAAATACCTGATGTGGGTCAGCATCGTTGACCAGGACGAACAGGGAATCCTACTACACGGCGGTAAATTCCAGAGAGTCCTTGATCCAGGGTGGTACGTCACCATACCGTTCTTCGATAGAGTGTGGACCACGAATGTGAATCCGCAGGTCATCGATCTGCCTGATCAGATACTGGAGATTGGTGGCGTTACTCATGCTATTAGTGTGTCTCTTGAATATGTAGTAGACAACATTCACGATGCACTTCTCAAGGTTCAGGACTACGAAGATGCCATCGTGGTGAAAGCGTGTGAACTGACTCTGAAGTACCAGGCTGATATGGAAGTAGTTGAAGACGAACTCAGCACCATAGCAGAAAAATGGGGACTGAACATTTTGAACGTGAGCTTGAATCAGAAAGCTCCATGTTATGTATTGAAACTACTACAGTAGAGGAACGAGAGATGAAAACTTGCATTAAGTGTGGCACTGATTACCCAGCAACAACTGAGTATTTTTATGCCCACAAACAGCATAAAGATGGCTTGCAGTCTTCGTGTAAAGAATGCTATCGCTTGCATTGCAAGGAATACCATCAGACAGAACACGGGAAAGAACGTCGCCAGACTGAGGAACATAAATCTTATCAGGAAAACTATCGAAAGACATACTATCAGACTATTAACGGACACCTTCGACACATCTTCAGCAGCATGAAACAGCGGTGCACAGACCCAGAGCACAACCGATATTACCGCTATGGAGGTCGTGGCATAGAACTGAGATTTACTTCTGATGAATTCGTTGATTACGTTACGAACAAATTACAGGTTGATCCCAGAGGCTTAGAGATAGACAGGATTGATAACAATGGACATTACGAGCGTGGAAACATTCGTTTTGTAACGGCAAAAGAGAATTGTGCTAATAGGGGATAAGAATGCCAAGACCTAAAACCAAAGCTGAGTACGTAAGGCGACTGAAGGTTATTTATGATGGCTTCGAGGTTAAAGACCTAACCTGGGAGCAATTCAAAAATCAGATGCTTGAGCTAGAAGATCCGAAAGCAGTCGCTCGTATGCGAAGTGAGCGACATGAAACGAGTAACATTGTGGTACCGACAAGAAGAATTATAACATGACAGGACGCAGAACATATGTTGGCTCACATGAAGAAGTGGTGGACTGCATCTACGACATCCAAATTAGTAGAACCTTGGCAGTTATGGATCGTGTTCGCAGGGAGAGAAAAGAGAAACTGTTAAAAAGACTAAGAGGCATAAGAGAATCATAACTTAATTTGGAGAATTGAAATGGGTGAAGTTTATCTATCAGACAACATTGGCAATCGGGTGGCACCTGATCCAGGTTCTGCTGTTCCAGTACCGGCAACCGGTCAATCAGCGACTGTTACAACTGGCGGCGAAGATGATACATTTACAGTTACAGCAGGAAGATACTACCGTATGACCGGCATAGGCTGTGCCATAAAGGTTAGTATTACAGGAGTCACTTCGACTGCTGCGAACATAGAGTGGACATCACCAGCTAATGTACCCATCCTTGTATGGGTACCAGAAGGCACCACCACTATTTATTGTGAGGGTGATACCAGTTCCACTACTATTAGTCTGGTTGAAATAGCTTCTTAGACTGGAGGGACTGATGAACAAGAAGCTGATTATAGTTTTAGCGATAGCACTGATTGCGTTTGGAGCACTTCCATCCGCTGATTTAGTCAATGTAGTTGAACGCGTGCAGCCATCTGTGGTGCAGATAGAAGTAGTCGGAGAGTACGGCCAGGAATGGTTTGGGAGTGGAGTCATCATCGAGGATAATATCATTGTTACTGCCGCACATGTTGCAGAAGACGCTCCTTCAATCATCATAGTCACTGATACTTCAGCCAGATATAACACTGAGGTCGTGTACATAAGTGAACGCTATGACGTTGCTATTTTGAGAGTTATAACCTCTGCGACATTACCGTTTTCTCGTTTGGGTGACTCTGATGATTTGAGACTGGGCGAACGGGTGTTTACAATTGGCTCACCATTGCTTTATTTTAACTCAGTAACAGTTGGAGTGGTGTCCGGGCTTGGAAGGGACATAGAATTTTTTGGTGAGAATCTGTTGATGCAGACAGATGCTGCCATTAGTCCCGGTAGTTCTGGAGGCCCGATTTTCAACATGGATGGCGAAGTGATTGGAATTACAATCGGTGGTCATGGTGACACTATTGGCTTTTGCGTGACGTCCAATGACATACAGGAGATACTGACGGAGGTATTTGCAAAGGAGACTCTGATGGAAAGACTGATGGACGCTCTAATGGAGATGCTGGAATAACTACGAAGATGAAAGAAAAAGAAGTCAGGAAAGAGGTCATAGGACTAATAAACTTGATTGACCCAATGCCCCTGTATGCCAAGCGTCCAAGTCTTAAAGATTTGTTTCAGCTTCTTAGGACAATGATAGGGTACACCAAGCTTGACCTCGAAGCCACACAGCGTGAATTGAAAGGAAAGAAGTAGATGGCAGCTAAAACCGGGAAAACCAAAGCTGGTAAAGTCCTTACCAGATACCTTGAAATCATATCTGAAGAAAAAACGGAGATGATAAAAGGTGCAGATGGTGTGGACAGACTGGCTACTAAAGCCGAAGCACTCGCCAGAATTATATGGAAGCGTGCGCTTGGCTACAAAGAGCTAGACGTGAAAACGAACACAGACATAATTCACCAGCCCGAACAGAGCAAAATTGGAATCATATTTGACCGCATGGAAGGCAAAGCACCAATGGCTGGTGAAGATACCAAGGGTAAAATTACTGCTGCTGAGAAAGTTACAGAAGTTGGAAAGAAAAGAATTGCTGATGCTGGGGGCACGAAAGATTGAGCACAGCAATAGCTGAAAGCTTAAAACCTGTTTTGACTTCGCCATTTCCAAGTGAGCGTAGTTATTGGACATGTCCCAAGACTGGACTAGTTGTCCCGAAACAAGTTGATAACAACATAGAATGGCGTAAGAATCTGCTTGTAAACGCAGAGAACGACCCCATACTTCAGCGTGATTTGATGGGGCGTGTAGTGAGTCTCTGTTGTTCTGGATAAATGCTTTCGCGTGGACCTTTCATCAGTTTGATACCAATCCAGAAACTGGTAAGCGTACAGAGGCTAAGAGACCACACAGTCCATTTATAACGTGGGAGATTCAGGATGACCTGTGTGATGACTTTGAGGACCACCTCAAGAAAGCGTTGGACATCCTCGTAGACAAGTCGCGTAACATGGGAGCAAGTTGGCTGTGTGTAGATTTTATGCACTGGGAGTGGCTGTTTGACAACGACGCTCAACTGCTGGAGATGTCACGTACTGAGGATTATGTGGATAAGGCTGGAAACATGAAAGCATTGTTTCAAAAGCACGACTACATAAATGGATGGTTGCCTGAATGGATGTTGCCACCTGATGTACTTTACGGCCAGAAGAACAGAACCAAGATGCACATGAAGAACATCGTTAATGGTGCTTGCATAGACGGCGAATCTACAACGCAGCACGCTGGTTCCGGCGACAGACGAAAAATTGTTCTACTTGACGAGTTTGCTAAAGTTGAAAAAGGTTCCCTGATGCGGTCAGCAACAAGAGATGTAGCACAAATGAGGATAATCAATTCGACTCCTGCTGGACCTGGTACAGAATACAGTCGTTGGAAATTGGGTGGTCAAATTAAAGTTTTTGTGCTGCCATTTTATGAGCATCCTGAACAAGGTGCTGGCAGGTACGTGCGTAAGACAGAAACTGGCGGGTATGAAATCAGATCTCCATATCTGGATTACGAAACTACCGTTAGAACTGTTAAAGAGTTAGCAAGAGAGATCTTGAGACAGGATGTGGAATCTGGAGATATGTTTTTCACGGTAGAGAATGTTGATAAGCACATTCGTTTGTTCGCACGTGAGCCAAGGGAACGCTATCATGTTCATTTTGTACCACATACTCCGAACGATCTTATTTATAATTTTATACGCGGGAGAGACCTTACAAAAGTTTCCATAAAGAAGGGCAAGAAGGGGCCACTCAGAGTTTGGACTACGCTGATGATGGGGCGGCCTGACCAGTCTAAGACTTACATTTTTGGTATTGATATTGGAAAGGGACAAGGTGCCTCAAACTCAGTAATCTCAATTAAATGTAAAGAAACTGGAGAGAAAATTGCCGAATGGCGAGATGCCAACACTCCACCGTATGACATGGCACGAATCACTGTTGCTCTTGCAATCTGGTGTGGTGGCAGAAAGCCTAGAAGCTTGCCCTTTCTCAAATGGGAAAAGAATGGACCTGGTCTAGAGTTTGGTAAACTGATTGTCAGGGATTTTAGGTATCCTTACTTTTACACCAACGTAACACCGGGAAAAACAGTTGATAAGAAAGATAAAAAATATGGCTGGCATTCCAGCCGCGACAGCAAATATGAATTGCTGGCAGCATACGACAGAGCACTGGCTCACGGTGGTTTCATAAACCATTCTGAGTTCGGGCTTGAAGAAATGAAAATGTATGTTCACTATGCTGATGGTGGTATTGGCCCAGCATATCTGATAGAAGAAAATGCCTCTGCGAAGAAAACTCATGGTGACATAGTTATTGCAGACGCACTGACTGTTGACGATAAGGAAACAGGCAGGGTAAAGCATGAGGGGCCAAAAGCTCCACCGGGTTCCTGTGGTTATCGCAAGAACGAGGTTATAAAGAAAAACAAAGTCGCCAGGTCACGAAAGAATTGGCGACAGCCGTTTGATATTGGGAGATAAATGTGGTAGAGGAAATAACAGCCAGTAAAGTGCAAATGACGGTGAAGCGTGGGTTCGAGCGTGTGAAGCGTTATCGTCGTGCACGTGCTATGTTCATAAGGGAATACGTTGGCCAGTACTACAGGGCTACTAAAGGGCTTACTGGTGACGAGCCAATTAACCTTATCTTCCAGACGATAAGAAGCTGGGTTCCGAATCTTGTTATGAAGAATCCGATGACTAAAGTTACCACGAGATACACGTCACAGAGATTTTATGCAGAGCTACTTGGCCTTGCACTGAATCAGGTAGATGAAGACATAAAGTTGAAACAAGTTTTGCGTGGCTGGGTGGTGGATGCACTGTTCGGCCTTGGCATAATCAAGGTAGGCATGTCTGCAAGTGGTGAGATGATACAGTTTGGCGACAAGAAGATTGACCCTGGTCAACTTTACGCTGAACTGGTGGACCTTGATGACTTCGTGTTTGACCCAGCTTGTACGTCATTAGACAAGTCAACTTTCCTGGGCAGCAGGATTCGTACTCCGCGACAATTGCTCTTAGACACAGATGGCTATGATCACGATCTCGTGCTGAAGTTACCGAGATCTAAGATGGGCGTAACCACCAGGGTTGAGAACATGACCAAGCAGAACATAGCGATGATGGAGATGTACACGTTACAGGACTTCGTGGATGTGGTTGAACTACACGTTCCAGACGCGAACACACTCGTTACGATCTCTGATCCAGACCAGATCATCCTTCCAAATTACTTACGTCTAACTGACTACAACGGTCCAGACAGCGGACCTTATAAGTTCCTGTCGTTTACACCACCGGTGCCGAACAATCCTTTGCCAGTTGCACCTGTTAGCATGTGGTACGACCTGCATAAGATGGCAAACAGGATGTTCCAGAAAACCATGAATCAGGCTGACAGACAGAAAGATGTAATGGTGTAGAACCCAGCAGATGCTGATGGTGCTGAAGATATTGTAGAGTCTAAAGACGGAGATGCAATAGCATCAACTAATCCAGAAGCGGCAAAGATTTTGTCCTTCGGTGGGCAAGACCGTGGCAATGAAGCGTGGTTGGGTTCACTACAGGTGTGGTACAACTACATGGCTGGTAATCCTGATCAGATGGCTGGTAACATGACGGCTGGCACGAAAGGTACCCAGGAGTCGGCGACTCGTTCATCCATAATGCAGTCGAATGCGAACGTGTCTATTGAGGATGCACGTGATATTTTATATGACGCCACCGCAGGAGTAAACGGAAACTTAGCGTGGTACTTGCACACTGATCCCTTGATAAACATACCACTGACAAAGCGTAAAACAGGTGGTGAGCAGCAACAGTTATTCTTAACACCTGAGCAAAGAACAGGTGATTTTCTAAAGTTCGCGTTTAAGATCGTGCAG